TTTGACGATGCCATGGAGCTGGCGAAGCAGGAAGATTACGGCCAATCCGCCAAGTTTGGTGCGCGCGCTCTTGGAGAGGCATTGCTTGGCGATCAGCGCAGCCGAGTGGGCGGCATGACCGGCGTGATGTCTGGCCTTCTTGATTACTTTAGGAATCGCTGATGGCCACCGCCGCAGAATTAAGACGCCTACGCGAAGAGCAGAGCATATTTGCGCCTCTGTATGAAGCGGCACGCCAGCAGCAGAGCGAGCTGGCTGCGCAAGGCCGCCGCCCCGTGTTTGGCGGGCTGCTGTCGAAGGAGCCAGTGTACGGCACAGACACGCTGCGGTATGAAGGTATTGGCAACATGCTTGCGGGGCTGCTTTCGCCCGCTGCCAAAGCCGTTGACGCGCCGATCTCCGCATATCGCGGCACGATCCCGCAGGAAGACATGATAAGCGAAGCGCTTGGCGTTGGGGGCTTAGCTATGGCGGGCGGCGGCGCTGTTGGCGTTCCGCGTGGCGCTGTGGGCGCGAATGCTGCCGACTTGCGCAGGCAGGCAAATATAGATCGCTTTGGCTACGACCCGAATGAAGCGCCGAAATTGTCTGGTTTTGACGCATATTTAAGGCGCGTAAATCCGAGCGATAAACGAATCCCAGAAGAAAACAGGCCCAACTTGATGATGGGCGACATGTACGGCATGCTTCCGCGAGACGCTGAGTATGTTTCAGATATTGGCGCTGCTGAAATTTATCGCACGCCAGATGGAAGTTACTACGCAACAGCTTACAACCCAGACTTGGGCGAAATGGATGTCGTTGGCTATGCTATTAAGGGCGACAAAGAAACTGATCTTCAAGTTGTCTCAGAGATGCAGGGGAAAGGCATAGGCGGCGAGCTTCAGTATTTATTTCGCAAAGAAAACCCCGACGCGCCCACAGGCGGGCTGACAGAGGCCGGAGAGGCGTCGCTGTTAAAAACGTATAACAAGTTGCGCGATGATGGCGTTGTGGCCGCCAACGCCTCAAAGTCTGCTGGCTTGCTGACGACGGCTGCGTCTGAAGCGCAGGACATGGCCAAGCGCATTCTGGATCTGCGCGCACAGGGCCGCGCGTCAGAAGTGACCGACGAGATGATGGAGCAAGCAGATCCGCAGTATATGTTTGCGAATACGCCGCTGCCGATGGATGAAGCATCGCGGATAGCGCGTGCCGAGGCCGCTGGTTTTGACGTTGGTAATCCCGTCTTTCATGGGGGCGCAAGCGGCATAAAGGCTATGGACGCAGATGTGTCAGAAGGCAAAGACTTTGATACGGGCGTTTGGACAACGAGCGACAGATATAACGCAAATAGGTATGCGGGAAGTAGGACGGAAGGCGTTCCTAAAATAAACGATCAGCAAAACTGGTCTATTTATGACGACAGAGGATCTGTATATCCCCTTTTAGCGAAAACGTCTGGATATGGTGAAACTAACTTTAGAGGCAGAAATTGGGGAGACGCCCCAGAAGGCGCTATCATTAGAGGCGGCGGCCAACCATCTCAGCGTATTTCAGAAGTGCGAGAAGATTGGCGCGCATGGCCTTATACATCTGAAGCCGTTAGAGCCGCAAGAGACACAGGTAGAAGCGGCTTGGTAATTAAGGATGTCGTAGATATAGGGCCAAACTTCCCGCACAAAGACCACATTGGCCTTGGCAGCGAAATCTCGGACGACGTTGTTGCGATTGACCCGTCTACACTCCGCTCACGCTTCGCCCGCTTTGATCCTGAGTTCGCCCACCTGAGCAACCTGTCTGCCGCCAACGTATCTCCTATTGGTGGCCTTTTGGCGCAATCTGGCGCAAACCAGCAGTCTGGGCCTGTCGCGCCAAATCTGATAGACGAATACCTTAAATCCCTGCAAGCCCGCCGATAAAGGACACCGAAATGGAAAACGAGATCAACGACCTAGTCAACGAGTTGGAGCAGGAAATCGACCCCAACGTGATGAGCGACGACGAGCTGCAGGGCATCGTCGGCAAAGAGATCGACGACGCGATTGACTACATCGACAACAACATCTCGCCGATCCGCGCGCAGGCGACCGAGTATTATCGGGGCGAGCCGTTTGGCGACGAAGAGGACGGGCGCAGCCAAGTGGTCAGCATGGACGTGCGTGACACCGTACAGGCTATCCTGCCGTCGCTGATGCGGATCTTCCATAGCACCGATAACACCGTCGAATACGCGCCGCAGGGGCCCGAGGACATCGCTGCGGCGGAGCAGGCGACCGACTACGCGAATTTCATCATCAACCGCGATAACAACGGCTTCTTGGCTATGCACTCCGCGTTCAAGGACGCGCTGATCCGCAAGGTTGGCATTCTCAAGTGTTGGTGGGATGACCAGACCACGATTGACGCCTACAATTACACTGGCCTCGACGACAACGCGCTGGCGGCGCTTGCCGCTGACCCCGACGCCATGATCACCGTGCAGGCGTCTATGCCTGTCGGCGAGCCTGCGCCAAACCCCATGACGGGTGAAATGCTGCCGCCTCCGATGATGCACGACGTGCGCGTGGAATATACGCGCCCCGATGGACGCGTTAAGCTGGAGGCTGTGCCGCCCGAGGAGCTGCTAATCTCCCGCGAGGCCAAATCTATCGCGGAAGCAGATTACGTCGCCCACAGGCGCATTGTGACAGTCTCAGAGCTGGTTGCGATGGGATATGACTACGACGAGGTCGCCAGCATGTCATCCGCGTATGACGACATGAACACCAACGTCGAGCGTTACACGCGCAACCCCGCGCTGACCAACGAGATGAACGAGCGCAACGATCCGGCGATGCGTAAGGTGCTGTACGTCGAAAACTATATCCGCGTTGATTATGACGGCGACGGCATCGCGGAGCTGCGCAAAATCTGCACGGCGGGCGACGGCAACAAGATACTGAACAACGAGCCGATTGACATGGCCCCCTTCGCCACGTTCTGCCCAGACCCAGAGCCGCACGACTTCTTCGGCATCAGCGTCGCGGACACCGTCATGGACATCCAGCGGATCAAGTCTGTCATCATGCGTAACACGCTGGATAGCTTGGCCATGTCCATACACCCCCGCGTGGCTGTCACAGAGGGCATGGTGAATCTCGACGACGTTATGAACACAGAGGTCGGCAGCATCATCCGCCAGCGCCAAGCCGGTCAGGTGCAGCCTTTGTCGATGCCGTTTGTTGGCCGCGAGGCGTTCCCCGTTCTGCAATATATGGATCAGGTCAAAGAGGCCCGCACAGGCATCTCAAAGGCGTCTCAGGGGCTAGACGCCAACGTGCTGCAGTCTACCACTGCCAGCGCCGTTGCAGCGACTGTGAGCGCCGCCCAGCAGCACATTGAGCTGATCGCGCGCGTCTTTGCAGAGACTGGCATGAAAGACTTGTTTAAGATCGTGCTGCACCTAATCACGACGCATCAGGACGCGCCTCGCATGGTTCGCCTGCGCAATGAGTTTGTGCCGATTGACCCGCGTGTGTGGAATAGCAACATGGACGTGTCGATCAACGTCGCGCTTGGACGTGGCACAGACGCCGAGCGTATGATGATGCTGCGCCAGATCGGCGAGATGCAGAAGGACGCGATGAAGACTATGGGGCCACAGAACCCGCTGACCGACATTACAAAGCTCAGCAACACGTTGAAGGCGATGACAGAACTGGCCGGATTCAAGGATACGTCGCAATTCTGGAGCAACCCCGCAGAGTTTAGGCCGCCTCCGAAGCAAGAAAAGCCGGACGTGAACGAGATGCTGATACAAGTGCAGATCCAGCAGATCCAAGCGGACATCCAGAAGAAGGCCGCGCAGTTGCAGCTTGACCGTGAAAAAATGCAGATGGAAGACGACCGCAAGCGTGACGAGCTGGAGGCGGATCTGTTTGTGAAGGCCGAAGAGATGAAAGCCAAATACGGCACGCAGCTTAACGTGGAGCAGATCAGATCCGAGTTAGCGGTTAACCGCGAGGTTCTGAAGGCGCAGGCGGACATAATCAAGGAGGCTGCGCGTGAAGAATAAGCAGCAGGTCATTGATGACGGCAAGCAAGCGCAGCGACTTTTAGACGATACCGACCTCAAGCGATTTCTCGCTGAGATCGAGCAGGATTGCTGGCGCGAGTTCAAAGCGACTGGCGTTGGCGATGCGGACAACCGAGAGGCTGTCTACATGAAACTGCGCGGGGTTGAGCTGGTTCAGCAATCCCTGCGTGCAATGGCGGACAACGCGACTATTGAAATGAAACAGAAATAGCCGCATAATAAAGGAGATTGACGCAAAATGTCAGATACTAACACCCCGCAAGGGATTGGCCTGACCGACGCGCAAAATGCAATCAGTGCTATGTTTGCACCCCAAGAGGATAATGCAGAGGCAACTGATGCGCTAGAGACTGAAGCTGAAACTGAAGAACAGGATCAAGCTGATGTCGAAATGGCTGACGAAGAGATCGACAATTCACCCGTCGAAGGATCTGAGGTCGAGCTTGATGAAGAGGACGACGCCGACAGTTCCGGCGACCAATCCTTCGACATACTATCCGCCACGGTGGAAGTAGACGGCGAAGAGATTACGGTCGAGGATCTGAAAAGCGGACATCTAAGGCATCGAGACTATACCCGCAAGACGCAGGAGCTGGCTGAGATGCGCAAGTCGTATGCAGCAGAAGCCGAAGCAATCGAGCGGGAGCGTGCGCAATACGCTCAACTACTGCCAGCATTAAGCCAGCAGATTGAGCAATCGGTGCAAGACGAGCCGGATTGGGATACACTGTACGACACAGACCCCACGATGGCAGCGAAAGCGGAGCGACAGTGGCGAAAGCAGCAAGAGCAGAAGAGCGCTCAGATGCAAGCCGTTCAAGCCGAGCAGGCCCGCCTGCGTGATCTTCAGCAGAAGAAAATGCAGCAAATGGAACAGCAGTATCTGGAGGAGCAACGATCCGCTCTGCCTGATCTGATCCCAGAGTGGCGCGATCAGAAGGTTGCATCGACAGAAGCTGGGCAAATTCGTGATTTCCTTCTTACCGAAGGTTTTAACGAAGATGACGTTCAAGGGCTGAAAAACGCGACATTGGTCAAACTGGCGAGGAAAGCCATGCTTTACGACAGAGGCGAAACGCGTGCTAACGAGGCGAAAGTGAAGCCCAAGAAGCCGCGCAGTAAAACTCTGAAAGCAGGTTCTCGCGGTTCAGCGCCAAAGCCGAAGACTGCCGCGCAAGAAGCGCAACAGCGCCTACAGAAGTCTGGCCGCGTGCAAGACGCAGCGGCTGCAATTAAAGCCTTGCTATAATGGAGAAAAAATATGGCAATCGTAGCAAACACCTTTACGTCATTTGACGCCAAAGGTATCCGCGAGGATCTTGCGAATGTAATCGCAAACATCTCGCCTGACGAAGTACCGTTTCAGAGCAATGTTGGCTCAGAAAGCGTTTCAAACACGTTTTTCGAGTGGCAAACTGATTCGCTTGCGGCTGTTAGTAAAACAGCGGTAATTGATGGCGACGACGTAACGTCATTTGACAGCACAGCCGCAACGGTTCGTATTGGTAACTATACGCACATTTCACGTCGTACATTGATTGTTGCAGACAACTTGAATGCACAAGATTTGGCCGGAAGAAATGACGAAAAAGCATACCAGATGGCCAAGCGCGGACGCGAGTTAAAGCGTGATATCGAGGCAGTTTTAACGGACAATAATGCCCGCGTGGCAGGCAACACATCTACAGCCCGCGAGACTGCTGGCTTGGGTGCGTGGATTGCGACCAACACCAACAAAGCTGGTGACGGTACAGACCCAACTGCCAACGACGGCTCAGACGCTCGTAACGACGGCACGCAACGCGATTTGACTGAAGCAATGGTCAAGGACGTGATGCAGAAAGCGTTTACGTCTGGCGGCAACCCATCAATCCTGATGGTTGGCCCGCACAACAAAACTGTTGTGTCAGGCTTTGCCGGTATTGCTGCTCAGCGTTACATGGCTCCAAGCGACAGCCCGACTACAATTATCGGTGCTGCTGACGTGTATATGTCAGATTTTGGTACACTTCAGGTTGTGCCAAACCGCTTCCAACGTGAGCGTGACGCGTGGTTGCTCGACCCAGAATATGCGTCAGTATGCTATCTGCGTCCGATCAACTCAGTGGATCTCGCCAAAACTGGTGACGCTGACAAAGCCATGATGCTTGCAGAGTTTGGTTTGAAAGTGTCAAACGAAGCGGCGCATGGCGGCGTGTTCGATCTGAACGTAACATAAGATTAGCGGGGCGGCGTTTAGGCGTCGCCCCACTATCACAGGAGGCAGCATGAAAAGATTATTCAGCCGCGACGTAGACACGGGTATCACCAAATACTGGCACGTCACCGGCAAGGGCGAATATGTGGTGGAAACCGTGCAAGACACCCAGCATATCGCCGAAAGCAACAAGCGAGCTTATAATAACGTTGACGGCAAGTTTGGAGACATGCCGAAGGTGGCGTCGATCCCGCTTTCAGTGTATTATCAGCTCAAGAGCCAAGGCATTGCGGATGACCCTAAGCGTCTGAAGAAATGGCTGAACGACAGAGATAACCGCGTTTTTCGGACAAGAGCCGGAACGCTTTAAGGATAGCAGATGGCACTGACAACATATGCGGAGCTTAAAACGAGCGTGGCGGACTTCTTAAACCGCACCGATTTGACGAGCGCCATTCCGACATTTATTTCGCTGGCCGAGGCTGACTTCAACCGCAAGATCCGGCACTGGCGCATGGAAAAGCGCTCGACCGCTGTCATTGATAACCAGTACACGTCTCCGCCCGCAGATTTTTTGGAGCCGATTAGGCTTAGCATGTTGAGCGGCAATACCAGCCGCTTGGAGCCGATCAGCCAGTCGCAGATGATGGAGCAGCGCCAGCTTGGCCAAAACACCAGCGGCACGCCGCGCTTCTACGCGATCACCGACGGCTCGATAGAGGTGTATCCAAACCCAAACTCTGACACGCTAACACTTGAGATGGTTTACTATGCTAGGCCAACCGCGTTAAGTGACAGCAACGCCACTAATTGGCTTTTGACTTATTACCCAGATGCGTATCTATATGGCGCATTGGTTCACAGCGCGCCATACCTCGCAGACGATAGCCGGATGCAGGTTTGGGCGTCATTGCTCAATAATGCTATTAGTGGTATAAATTCAGACAGTGAAAGCGCAAAATATGGCGGCGTTGGACTAAAGATGAAAGCTAGGAGTTACTGATGGCGACCCTAAGTGATCGTGTGCTGGATAACGGCTTAGCGGTTCTGCAAGGAGAGGCAAATCGTGTGGACATCTGTTCAAGCGAGCCATCGACATATTCTGATGCTACCAGCGTTTTAACACTTGGAAATAAAACCAGTATAACTATTTCAGCGCCAGCCGATGCCTCGCCAAACGGGCGTAAGGTTACGATGTCTGCAATAAGCGGCGCGTCTGTCACTGCTACTGGCACAGCTACGCATTACGCCATAAGTGACACCGGCAACAGCCGTTTGCTTGCGACGGGTGCGTTTTCTACTTCCCAACCCGTAATATCTGGAGACAAATTTTCGTTAGCCTCCTCAGATATTCGCATTCCCGATCCATCGTGATGTTGGGAAGAATAACTTTAATAGCGGATGCTACATCTGCTCCCATAGGATAGCATAGGAGATATATCATGGCATCCTTCGTTAAAATAAACGACTTCGTTGACTACGCGGTTGAGGCTATGAACTTGGGAAGTGATTCTCTTGCAATTGCTCTCTCAAATACAGCGCCTACTTCTGAAAGTTCTAACCCAACTGCTGATGGCAATGGTGTTCTAGGCAATGTAACTCAGATTAGTTACAGCAACTTGTCTTCAAGAAGCCTTACAAGAACTTCATCTAGCCAATCAGGTGGTGTTTATAAGCTTGTTCTTGCGGATCTAACGCTTACTGCGTCAGGCGGTAGTGTTGCTGCGTTTCGTTACATTTACATTTATAATGACACTGTAACAAATGACCCTCTTGTTGGTTATTATGACTATGGTTCAAGCTTAACGCTTAATGATGGCGATACGTTTACCATCGACTTTAGTGCGTCAAACGGTGTTATTCAGCTAACCTAAAAGGAATAGTTATGCCTATTCTTAAAAATAGGGCCAAAATGTCCACCAGTACAAC